AATACATACAGACCATCAGTGCCATTCATTATCAATCTACACATGATGTAACAACCGAGTTTGTCATCTGCACCAAGTACACTAGGCACTGGTTTGATTGATGTTTGGGTTGTCACAGACACATCTGTTTTTTGCCAATCATCAAAGTCATTGTCCGAGCCATAGACTGATTTGGTTTTGCCTTTACCCATGAGAACATAGTTTTGAAACTTAAAGCCTTTATCTTCTGCTAAGTCACAAATCTCACTCTTGGTTAAGACTTTGTCTTCATGTACATACTCATGCACATCTGTATCGTATGAAGCATAAACATATCCTTCATCATCAACACGTAAGTCAGTTGTATCCACTGGCACTCTGCTTTGCACAGTATCCATGTGAGAACTAAACATGACTTTAGATTTCTTGTAGTCTCCCACTTTTACAATAAGGTTACCTTTGACATCAATGTGTGCATTCCAGTCTACCTTGTAACCTTTCTTTTTAGTAGTGCCTCTCGCAAGTGCTTCAAGTATGATATCACTTATGAGTTTCTCTTTGCCATGAGGTGACACTGTTGTCAGTAAATCATAGAGCAGATTATCCATCTGTTTACCACGAGTTACTTTAGTCATTGTTTCGACTTTTGGTTCTTGGAGTTTCTTGCTCCAATCGTAATTGTATAAAGACATTATACATTCTCCTTTTATGGTTGGTTAATTATTGTTACGCCTTCAATAGCTTCAGCATGTTGAAGAACTCTTGTTTTGCTACTTCTTTCTAAGTCCATGAAATCAAAGTATTGTTTTACAAAAGCAAACTCAACGTCCTCTTCTCTCTGTCCGTTTGAGTTGTCTATCTTGACAAACTTACCTTGGTTTTCAAGAACCATTCTCTTCTCTTTGGCACCACTCACACTTCCATGAATGTAAGTATCGAATCTCTTATGATTGCCTTCGATTGAAAGAAACTTAAGAGCGATACCACCTGATGGCAACATCTGAGCATGATTACCATGACACTTTTCGTAAGCACTGAGAAAGACAACTCTGACTACCTCTCTGCCAGTATCACTAACAATTAGTTTACCAGTTTCAGGGTGAAACACACGAAGGTCAACTACAGTGCCATTGCTCACACCCCAGCCTGAATTGGTTGCCCATAGACTTCTCATAACCAAGCCCTCTGTATCAGCCCAAGGGTGATAAAAGAAAAATACACCTTGACCAGATTGCAAAGCAGCATTGAGGTTAGTAAATATAGTAGGCTCCCAAATACACTCTATGTTATGAATAGAAACTTCATGGTCGTCAAAATATTGCCACTCAACATTGTTACTTGATTGAATCCGATAATACTCAGAATCTGAAGCACAATCATCACAACAAAAAACTGCACCATTTACTGCTCGGATAAAGTCGTCATCAGAGCATAGGTCTGAATCACAATGATAACAAACATTATTATGAGACTCGCCATAAACATGAGCACCACTTGTGCTTGCTGTATTAGGAGACAACCAACCTGAACCTGCAGGTTTGTCGCCACTAGGACTAAGTAAACATTTGTTCACATTATTCACTGCTTTTATCCAAATACTTATTGCAGGTAACATATCGAAGTATGGTATTGGACAAGATTGTCTTTTACCATATTTACCCATAGGTATATCAAACTCAACGTGTGCATTCCTACGTATCTCTCGTATTACAGTATCACTAGCAAGATGAATGTCAAGACTCTCGAGACGTTTCTGAAGCTCTCGTTTGTAGATATCACGAGTTTGATACAACCTTACGTAATACCATTTCATATCCTTGGTGTTTTGATAAGCAATGGTACGAGCAAGAACTGTGTTACCTCGTTTGACATAGTAGCCTTTAGTCGTAGGACAAAAGTGATACCAGTCAACTGGTTCATCAGGTCTGTCAATAGAGAAACCATGTTGGCTATCCATGCAAGAACCTGGAGTATCACTGTGTCGTTTAGTGTACATGTCTCGCATATCCTGCAAAGTTTTAGTTTCGTGAAACGTCATTGGCTCATAGGTGTCCAACATCTTCTGTGCAAGATTGTCAACAGTCTTTGCATCAAGTGGTGCATTCCCAACAAGAACGTGTCTAGCCAAAGCACGAGTCAAACTCAAACGTCTTCTTGTATTCAAACGTCTGCGACCTCGTACAAAAGGCAACCACGATTGGTTTCTGGTCTCACATTGCAACTCTTGTTCTAGCTGATGAACAAAGCCTAACGTATGACGAGGAAGCCAAGGGTTTTCTGAACTCATGGCAAGAGAAGACCAACTGCCTCTGCTCCATGCTTTCTCAATAGGATACGTCAATACAAGATGAGGAAAAGCAATACACTCTAAATTTGCCCCCTCTTTGATTCTGTCTTGTTGCTTAAGCGACCACATAATCGGACACGAAAGTTTTATGTTAAGAGAAGTATACCTAGACATTCCATTCATTGCTCGATAAGCCTCTTCAATTTCTTTTAGAAACTCATGGGTTGGTTCTGCAAGAATACGAATCTTACGAGCAGCAGATACGACAAGAGGGTGTATGTCCATAGACATCTGTGAGAAATATTTAATAGGCATATTTGCTTCTTTAGCCATCTCACTTAGTCTTCTGTTCATATCATCAGCTATGTCATTCATGTACTTAGGAGTCAGCATTTTGTTACCTCTAGGAGAATACTCTTTTAGTTGATAAGGCATTATGTATCTCCTTCATAAATGTTGACACTAACAGTACCTCGCTTAGCTACGATTGTATCTTTGGGTACACCTCGCAAAGCATTCATTCGGACATTCTCGACTTGAAAAGGTTTAGTTAGTTGCAAAACTAATTTATCATCAGCCAGTGGTCTGTTCGAATTAGAATTAGTAGTAGTTTCACCAAGAACTAAATACACATGAGGGTAATCCTTCTCGTCATAATCATTTTTAAATGACACTGCCGTGCTTGCATTTGTGATTGATGACAGAGGCACTACCTCAGGGACTTTGTCAAGAGTTACGACAAAGTTGTAATAGCCAACAATCTTGACATCACGGGACAACTGATTACTCGCACTTGGTGTTGCCGTGAAACTCATTGGACATGACGTTTGCTGAGACTTTGCATCTTTACTAAACTTTAGTGAGTAGTAAATGCCATTACCACCATTAATATCTAAGTGAGCATACAGATAGCCTTGTGAGTTGGCAGTGTCTACATATCGAAACACATGACCAATCGGCACGTTTGTACGATTCATTATCTTACCCAGTGCAACTGGGTTTATATTTATGCTACAACCATGAAACATATCTATTCCTTTCTATTGTTGTTGATACTAAAAATTTTCTGTTGAAGTCTTTGTCCTTTATCCGTTGAAGAGCAAAAGAAGTGTAGAATAAACCTTTATCAGTATTTGAACCCCGATAATTATGTTTATTATCTTGGCAGTACTCCCACTCTTTAGCTGTCTTAGATAAAGTAAGACGTTGTTGATTAGCTATATCTTGCACATCTTCTCCAGTAGCTAACCGAAGTTCATACTTGTGGCAACTGATGAATAAATCTTGAGTCACTCGATAATATCCGTCAGTATGTGCAAGAGTATGAACAATGTATTTTCTGTTGGGCGAGTCATAACCAATGACTTTACCCAAGAACGTGAGATGGTCACTACGAGTTTTGTAGTTGACCATAACAATGTCCTCATCATTAAATGCTCTAGGCATTGCCTTTCCCCTTTCTTGTTGTTGATTATTTAAGTATTATAGCAAAGTGCGTGAATTACACAAATTAGTCGAGAGTAATTACGTTGTATTGCTCACGCCACTTGCCAGTGGATTTAATTAGCTTAGCACCAACAGACATAATGTCTTTGATGTAAGTGTCCCCATACTCCCATCTGTCGAAAGTGTGAGGTGACTTAACTGCACAATACCAACGAGCATAAGGATTTTTATCCTCATTCTGTTTGGCTTGATAAGTCTTAAGCACACGCCATTCGAAGTACATGCCATTACTTTTGTTCTCTGCTCTGTAAACTGCATGTGCCCCCTCAGGACTGGTTGTTTTACCAAATAAAGTTCTATTTGCCATTTAAAGCCTCCGATAAGTTATAGTCAAAGTTTTTTGGGCTACAAGTCATGTCGTATAGTTGTTTTTTACTTGTAGCAGGTTGATATGCACCCTTGTGAGTTGGTACTAAAGCGAAAGTAGCTTTGATACTAGAATCCATAAGAGAAGCACAATTAACACAGTAATCAGCGAAGAACTTTGCCACAGTCTTTCTTTTACTCGGGACATCATTCCCACATTTTTTACATTCATAAAACATACGTTCCTTCCTTCTTTTTTGATTATTTAAGTATTATAGCAAAAACCCCCAACTAATCAAATTAGCAGGGGGTTTTTGTGAGTTGTGAAGTGAAGTGAATTTAGCTTTGTAGTTGGTCTCTAGTAACAGAGTGTCCTACGACTCTTTCAAATTCTGCAACCTTATATTTTGCGACTGCGTGCATAAATCTTTCAGAATCAAATTTAGAATTATCTGCTTTGAAGTAACTGGTCAATAGCTTAATATCTTCAAAAGAAATATTAGAGTTGCCAATTATCTTGGCAATCTCTTCATAGTGCTTACGTGTGAATTTAGACATTTATTTCAACCCTTTCTATTTGAACGTCTGTGTAACCTTGAGCAATCCAGCCGTCATAAGCGTGTTTTGCATCTTTATAGTTTTTATAGTAGTCATCACAACCACCCACCCAAACTATATATCGCCAACCCTGTTCATATGGGTGCATGAGGCACATCTTCATCAAAAAGCTCCCTCTTCCATTTATCAACATTATCAAGCAATCCCTCAGCAAACTCCAAACGACCACGACATATATCGCCAGTGCCATCTGCTATTGTGCTCCAGTGATGCTCTTTGTTAATCTCAATCTCAGCTTTGCAATGTTCTACAACTTTAGCAATTAGCTGATTTGATAAATCATCAGGATTACCATACATGTGAGCCTCCAGGAGCTAAAGTGTCAATCTCGTCAGGCACACCATACTTACTGGCAACTTCTCTATAATTGTCAGCTTGTTTCTGAGCCCTCTCTAAGAAGTCAGTGGCTTCATAATGTGAATTAACAACGACAATCGGTATGCCATTGAAAGTATCAGGTAATCTGCCATCATTGTGAACGTGACGTTTTTTAGCCCAAATGACGTATTTGCCATCATAAGCACGTTTACGAATATCGAACTTGTTAGTATCAAAAGTACCCATTTTATTTCCTTTTCTGTTTTTTGATATCCCACCTATAAAATATGTGGTCATCAATTCTTGTTATATAGGTTTTAGTTTCTGCCCAACTAGGCTGGACATAGTGAGCATGGTAGTGAGTTGCCCCTTGAACGACATCATCAATGTTACCATAATAGACACCATTCGCCACTCTTAGTGCAACCTCCCATGCTTTCTTTTGTCTGGCTTTATCACTCTTGCCATCACAATACCAACTGAATTGGCATTGATTCCTTATAGGTATAGTAGGATTTGATTTGTAAGTCAAACCCTGCTTAACAACATCACAGACATTGTTAGGATACCGATAATCTTTTACTCTATTCATTACAACTTGTGCAACTGCTATTTGTCCCACGAGGCTTTGATTTTTTGCCTCGTGGTACGTGTTGAGTGCCAAGCAGAATACTGCTTCAATAATCATTGTGAAACCTCTTTAGTTAAATAGCGTTCTCTTAATTGTTCTACTAATACTAAAGCTTGTTCTAACTCCACAACATTACCATTTAACGCTTCTTGTATGGCACAATGTATAGCTTCTAATTTTTCATAACTATTCACGTCAACCTCCGTTATAGTGCAAGGTAAAACCCTGCATAAAATATTAAAACAAAAATGACTGAGAAGAATATAGCTTCAAACCATTCACGCATTTACTCCTCCGTCAAAACTAACAGCGTTTTTTTCTTTTGTCATCATCAATCTCCTCAATGTGGATACGAAACAGATTTTTAAATACTTTTTTGTAAATCGCAAGTCCTCTGTTAGCAGACTCACGACTTTGATAACGAGTCAAAGTAACGAAGTCATCAACTTCGCTACAATGATATTGTACAACAAATTGCATTTGCATATTATTTACTCCAATAGTGATTAAGATATAATACATTAGAATTATTTTTGAAATAATTCAAGTAAACTACACCAGAGTTTTCACTGATGAAACGATACAGTTCATAGTCTTCAACTGCTGGTTTCACACACTCAATGCCGTTAGCTTTAACTAGGCGAAGTAGCCCTCGTTTATGTAGGTTACGAATAATAGGATTATTGTGCCCACACATAACATAAAGATTACGATAAACCAAAGCAGTCTTTTCGCTAAGGTGCATGAGTATGCTAGACAAAGCATTTGCTTCGTTCTTCAATGTTAAATCTTTCATAACTTTCTCCTGAGTTGTTAAAGTTTTTTCCCGATTTGTTAGAAGTATTATAACAAAATGAAATAGTTAATCAAATTAGTAGAGTGAATACGTAAAATGTGTGAATCAAAAAAGCATAGTCTTTTTATCGCCCCAGCTAGGATAGTAGTGCCATCTAAGCAATATATGATAGAAGCGTCCGAAGGACTCATATGATAGAAATTTATGCTAAATTTCAAAGAAAAAATTAAAAAATTTATAAAAAATTTGTAATTAAAATTATCTAATAAAATCAATTATTTAAGTTCAAGCTGGCTGAAAGTTAACTAATTGTTTTTAAAAGGTTTTTTGGTTTGAACATAAGCTGAATATTTAAAGTTTAATATTAATTTGCATAAGTCATATATTTTGATACTATGTTTGTGTTGGTTGGTTCTGGTTATCAATCAACAAGGCAAAAAAGCCAAAACAACCATTTTTGAAAGGAACAAAAAAATGGAAAATAAAAATGTAAAAGGTCAGCTATTTCTTAATAGCGATTTCAACCCAACTACTAAAACCCAAGCAGATGCAAATTCTTCTTTAAGTTCTGCTTTAGTAGAGCAAAAAAATAATATTAGAAATGGTGAAAAAACATTTGTTAAATTAGCAATGTTATCTGCTGATATTATTTATTATAAAACTACTAAAGACGTTGAGGACGTAACAGACAAAGCCTATATTAAAACTTTGCCTTTACCATTATTCAAGGACGTTGAAGAAGAACTTAAAAACATGGTTAGAAATATCTGCACAGATGCACAAGATGTACTTGATGAAGATATGTTCTTAAAGTTGCAAGGCTCTTTTTCTACTGCCTTAAGAACTGCTTATTTAGTTGTTGGCGTTGATACTGGTTACCAGTTCGGAAAGCGTCGAGATAGCAATAAAAAGGGCGAAAGACAGTTATTAGAGGGCGAAAAATTAGCAGTTGCTAAAAGGCAAGGGGCAGAAATTATCTGGGATATATTCGCAGATAAATCTAAAACTTTTCCACGTACTCCGTCGGAAGATATCGACGAGAATAAGCCTTTTACTTTCGACGATACAAGAGCAACTGATGATAAGATAGTAGTAGTAACTAAAGATTTTATAAATGATAGTTACCAAAAATTTATCGTTGGTCGAGAGTTGGACGACAACCAAGCTCAATTTGTAAAGCAAGGTTCTAGGAATAAAAGCGATAATGTTACAATTACTATTCCAGAGGACAGAAAAAATTATATTAAGTTAATAAAAGCATTAACTAATAATTTAGTTCAGAACTTGCCAACAGACGACGAAAACGAAAGCAACCAATTAAGTTTGTTTCTTCAGGAGGAGGAGCAACTTATTAAAATTAAGAAATATCCAACTTTCAAAGACAAGGACGGAGTTATCAAAAATCAACCGACAGTTTCGCAATTACTTGTAGAATTAGCTGAAACAATCGATAAAGTTTTGGATAACCTCGGCAACGTCGAAGAAGTAATAGATATCATTGAGGGCGATTCAGAGAGCCAAGAGCAACAAGAAAAGCAAAACTTGATAAATGCTAGGCTAAACCAAGAACAAGCCCCCAAGGCGAAAAAACAAGGCAAGAAAGCAGACCTTGCAAAAACTGCCTAAATAAAACCACCAAAACAAGAGCCGTATAATTAATTTTATACGGCTTTTTTTATGCCTAAAATCTATCATGTGTTGCAAAAATATCACTACTATCAAAAAAAATTTTCGCCTACATTACTATCAGTTATTATTCTGTTAACTATCATTCCTGTACAACTACTTCTATCATTATGGAATCCTTACGGATACTATCATCTTGACGTAGCTAAAGCTACTATCCTGCCCCGTTGCATTTTTGCAACAGTCCATGTTGCATTTATATCACATGCACAAAAAGACATAACCGACCTATTCCACATCATATTTTATAATAGGCAGTATCAAAAAAAATCATAGGCAACCCAAATACAACAAAAAAGCATAATAAAAGTAAATCTTGCATACAATATTAGTAAAACCCTAGTAAAAACAAAGACTTACACAATACAACTATTGCGACACGTATGACCCAGTACCCCCCTAGTACGTAGTATGTACAGCAATTACCCGAGATTAGGTAAATAGTTTCATATACCAGATGGCGGCTACTTACTTTAGATACAAAAAAAGCCCCTTATCGGGGCTAATGTAGAGAAATCAAGGGTTTAGTCCCTTATACCAGGGCTATCTACGTGCTCTTTTCTTTTTTGTTTTCGTGGAATTACTCTTTTCTTGTTCGTCTTCACGTAACTTTTGCATAAGAGCAAGTGCATCACTATCGGGTTTCGTTGTTTTGGGGAGTTTTTTGACAATGTATTCTCCTTTTTGGTATTTTAAAGGAGATTTGTACTCTTTTGTAAAGTACCATTGAGGGGTATTAGTAGTTTTTCTAAATATCTCGACCATAACACCTCGGGGGCTCTCTAAGGCACAAAAAAAAGCTTCCGAAGAAGCTTATAATGTTAACCTGAAAAAGAAAAAAAAGGGAAAAAAAGAAAAACATGGATTTTATACCAATTTTTCGGGACCTTGTCAACCCCCTAAATAAAAATAAATTTATATTGACAGGAATTTATATACAATTTTCCAATTATGTGGTATAATATGTGTATTATGACTGTACAACCACAATTCGGTTCCTTACTAGAACAAATTTGCTACGAATATGAGAAATATGGAAGATTTAAGACGCATATACCAAGCCACCACGTTATTTACATACGTGCGGCTTTAAAAGGACGTACTGGGAGAGACTTCAGCGTTGAGGAAATAGAAAAGGCATTGGTAGCGGAGGGTATGTCACAGTATGTGTAGAGAGTAATCTCTATCAGCACAGAGCAGCTTGATACTGTACTTATTCCTGAGGGGTTCGATGCAGTTACTCAAGTTTAGGGCGAGATTATACCAATGTCGGTCTCGCCCATTACTTTTAAGGATTAGAATGTTTCAAGCATTTGTATTAGCATGTTTAGCAACAAACCCGAATATATGTCAGACATTAGAAGATTTATACGGACCCTATGAAACTAAAAAGCAATGCACAACACGAGCATATGAGATAGCTGTTGAATTACCAGAGTATCTACCTAATTTTGTAGCTATGAAATACAAATGTGTAGATGTGGCAGACAAAAGAATAGATAAGAGTATATAATGGCAGGGATGAAAGGACATACCATAAAAGGAGGGCACAAGCGACCAACTAAAGCTGGTGCTGGTATGACTAAGAAAGGCGTTGCTAAATACAGACGAGAAAACCCTGGTAGTAAATTAAAGACTGCAGTAACTGGCAAAGTAAAGCCAGGAAGTAAAGCAGCCAAAAGAAGAAAGTCATTTTGTGCTAGAAGTGCAGGACAGATGAAGAAGTTTCCAAAAGCGGCAAAGAATCCTAATAGTCGCTTAAGGCAAGCAAGGAGAAGATGGAAGTGTTAAAAGAGTTAAACTTCGTATTGTTTAAAATATTTAATAGTATCGGTAATAATTGTTATAGACGTTATGTAAAACTATTACATAAGTCACAAGGGAGAATATAGTGCTCGGTGCATTAATTGGACCTTTGGCAAATTTAGCTGGGACTTGGTTTGAGAACAAAGTCGAGAAGACAAAAGCAGAAGGACAAGCTAAAGTCGCAGAGGCTCGTGCTCGTGCAACTGTTGCAGAAAAGGTTGCAGCAGGTGAAGTTGCATGGGAAGGTAAGATGGCAGATGCAACAGTGGATTCTTGGAAAGACGAATTTGCGTTAGTTGTACTGTTAGCACCAGCGATTTTAGTCTTCATTCCTGGAATGAAAGATTATGTTAAGGAGGGGTTTGATATATTGGCAACTTTGCCTGAGTGGTATCAATACCTTTTATATATTGCAATCAGTGCGAGTTTTGGAATCAAGGGAGTTGGACAAGCTGCAAAGATGTTCAAGAAGAAATAAATGAATTTAATGGTCCTACAAGATGAGATAGCGAATGACGAAGGAGTCGTTTATGAATTGTACCGATGCTCGTTAGGACATTTAACGGGGGGTATTGGACATCTTGTAACAGAGTGGGATGAAGAATACTATGGTATGCCAGTAGGGACAAAAGTGCCACATGAACAAGTTGATGCTTGGTTTGCTGTAGATATAAATAGAACACTGCAGGATTGTAAAGAGATATTTCCAGACTTTAATGACTTACCAAATGAGGCACAACTGGTAATCGCTAATATGTGTTTCCAATTAGGGCGACCAAGATTAAGTAATTTTAAAAAGTTTATTGCTGCTGTAAATGACAGAGATTGGGTCAAGGCGGCTGACGAGATGGAAGATTCCAGGTGGTACAAACAGACCACGGCAAGAGCTGAGAGATTGATAGCTCGTATTATTACATTAGGAGTACCAGCATAATGGAAGAAATGACAAATGAAGATTTAAAAAAGGCATCAGATAGAAAATTTATGACAGAGTCCCGTAGAGCTGTGGGTAGAATTGGTAAAGATGATAAAATTGATACAAGTAAAATGAAGATGAAGCCTGATACATCTCAACAAGATTTAATTAGAGCCTATAGATTTAAAAACAATGTATCCCCATCAACATCAGACGCTGATGTCCTTAAAATGATAAGACAGGGCACACCTGCAAAAAATAAGATGGGAGCCGCCAAACTTCCTAAAAAAGCTATTATGGAACTACCAACCAACGTGCCAAGATTAATGAGAGGTGCGAACTTAATGAATCCCGACAAGGCGGACTTAAATAAAGATGGTAAATTATCTGGTTATGAAAAAGCTAGGGGTAAAGCTATTGAAAAAAGTATGAAAGAACAAAAAGCTATGAGTGGTTTAGCCGTAGGTATAAAAAAAATTAAAAATAAATAAAGATTTGGGAGAAAGTAATGTCTGATAAAAAAAATCAAAGCACTGGTAGTTTCTTAGGAGATTTAAAAAAAGCTATTACAGCTGGTGGTGCTAGTAAATTAACAAAAAAAGTCAGAGTAAAAAAAGGTGATACGATAAGTGGTATAGCTAAAGCGAATAACACTACAATTAAGATGTTACAAAAATTAAATCCTACCATAAGCACAGAATATGGTTTTCAAGACACTAAAAAAGCTGAAGGTCAAAAGATGATGGGATTTAATAAAGAAACACTAATAGTTCCAGACCCACAATCTTTTCAAGGTGGCAGATTAAAACCAGTTAGAACAAAAAAGAAAGTCAATCCATACGAAGGTCAGACAAAAGCTGACATGGCAGAAATGAATAGAAAAATAATGGATGACAAAATGCTAAAAAGGCAACAAAAGAGAGTCAAAGATACGCCCGACAGGAGTAAAATGGCTGGAGGGGTATTTACAAAGAAATCTAAACCAAGCATAATGGAGTTACCAACTAATTCTTTTGGTAAAAGTGATTTAGGTAAATTACTAAGAAATAAAGAAAAAAAAGCTAGAAAAAAGAATGAAATATCAAGAATGCCTGTGCACGAGGGGACTAAGAGACCTCCCAGGAAAAAACAAGTAGCAACATAAGGAGAAACCCATGGCTATGAAAAAAATGACTAAAGGTGCTGCCAATGGTGGCAAGAAGAAGAAAAAAAAGCCAATCAAAAAAATGCAGAGTGGCGGAATGAAAATGACCAAGGGCATGGCTCGTGGTGGTTCCAAAATGAAAACTAAGGGCATGGCTAGAGGCGGTTCTAAGATAAAAACCAAAGGCATGGCTAGAGGTGGAGCCAAAATGACTAAGGGTATGGCTAGAGGTGGAGCCAAAATGACTAAGGGATATGCGAGGGGCGGAGCAGTTAGACGTAGATAATGTCCTACCTTATAAGTAACGTACCTCATTTTAAGTGTTGGGTGCGTAGGGAGTTTACATGTAATCATCAAAGGTACCATGGAGATTTTCTTCATGCAATGGTTATAGCAGTAAACACCATCCCTGATAGGTCTTTAAGCTTCCAAGTTGTTTTCACTGGTTGCGAAGTAGACAGAGAAGATGGTCCTGATGAGAATGTTCATGGAGGAGCAATGTGGGCTAGAATGCCTATACAAGCCTTAGTCGCAGATATACCTGTAGACGAATGGGCAGAACCGATGGAAGACCATTTATGCCAACCATGGGATTGCGAATCTAGGACACACAGTGTTGTAGTTATGGATAGGGTTAGTTCCTCGCCATGGTTATGTAAGATTGATAATCAGTTTCATCAAGGTAAGTATTTATTTACAGTTGATTATACAGAGAATGATATTGCAGATGACCCAGCACAACATAAGCAGTCTCATGTTTTGTATTTAACTGACGCAGGTAAGTGGACAGGTAACTTAGTAGCATTACCTAATAATAGAGTAAGAGCAACAAGTCCTGCACTATGGAGAACAGGAGAAGGTGCACCTGATTTTAGTCCTTCACAGTGGATACACTCTGCCGAGTCACATGAATCTTACTTAGACCCTACAATAACTTTTAACAATTTGTATTCAGATGGTAGCAAAGTTAGAAACAATAAGAAAAAAAATTAAGCAAAAGAAAAAGCTTGGTTTTTCGGAAAGAGCGAGAGCAGTCAATAAAGGGCTGCTTCCCTCTAAAGCTAAAAAGAGAAGAAAGACATAATGCCTCATTACACTAAACCCTTAACTAAAGTAATAAAAGGT